ACTATAATGAAAATACTATAATGAAAATACTATAATGAAAATACTATAATGAAAATACTATAATGAAAATACTATAATGAAAATACTATAATGAAAATACTATAATGAAAATACTATAATGAAAATACTATAATGAAAATATTATAATGAAAATATTAAATTTACATTACATAAAAAATAATACAAAAATCTCAAAATATTGTTTTACACGAAAATTTTTGTTCTTTAATAAATCTATCAATATTTTAGGAACATTTCACTTTGTATCAAGAAATATGTTGATACAGACGTAATAATCAATAACTACACGTCCAACACGTAAATAAGACAATTTCAAAATGTTTTAGTTTCGTCACTAATATACGCATTTAACGAGTACTTACCTATCTACGATATTATATCGTCCATAATCTTGTGCAGATTGTCAATATCGATCTTTTCAGTTTTATTCATGTATTTGATTACACGCATCATTCCACTAATATTATCACCTAAATTACCCATACTAATATTACACTCTTTACACAACCAACCACGAAATAAACCTGTTTCGTGACAATGGTCTAACTGTACTGTTCTGGTCGTAATAATATCTTTTTTACAGCAGTCACATTTATACGGATTTTGAAGTGAAGGCACCGGACGAACAATATTCAACATTTTAACATTGTCAGTAGATTTTTTTTTGTGGACAGCGTATAGTTTTCTACAATCGAGACACTTTTTGTTAACATATAGACATAATTTGGTTTTGGGATTAACTCTGTTTTTGTAAAACATAAAATTATTATTCGATTTTTCGATTTTACAGTCAGTACAAGTTGCGAGTCCATTGATATCAATAAACCCGTTATAGCTTCCATGAGGAGTCAACCTTGTCGAGGGTGTGTCACAAGTATCTACTGTTAGTAATTTATTTTCTTTTATGTTATTGTTGTTTTCTATTTTTGAAATAGTTTGAATCTCATTTAAAGTTTGAAACATAAAAGTTTCCGAATTAGGTATTGTATTCATTTTTAATGACATTGAACAAGTAATATTGAGCAATACCAAAAAGCAGAACATGAATAATTGTGATTAAGTGTTCGGAACGTTAATTATATATTAATCAATTTTTTACAAATTGATTAAATATTTATAATACACAGTAGATGTGTGATACATCATCAAATATAATATTAAAATTCTGGTTCATGCTTTTTAAAAATGCATCCCATTTTTGCCAAATTTTCTATATGAGAGATAGATGTTGGGTTTTGTATACTACAATCTGACATCCAAATTTTAATTATACAAAAATTGCGTTTCGGAGATATTGTTATACCATTTACATTCAACATATGACTAGATGTAACTGTTAATTTATTTGTACATAGTAAGTATAGCAATTCTTTCCATACATCGAAAACGAATTTATTTACAACTTTGTATGAGAAACACCCTCCATTCCTATTTTTTTTGTCTTCCCACATTGGTGTTACACCTTTTAACATCACAAATAACATACAAAACTTTACAATATTTTCAGGCACATATTCGTTAATAGCAATAAGTTTTTCTAATGTGTCAATGTCCTCAAATATCTTTACATAACTTACTAAATCCCAATTTTTATTTTGCGGTAAATGGTAAAATAAACTCCATGTTGAATTCAATATAGTTTCTTCATTTTTTTCAGAATTCATACTGTTTTATAAAATACCTTATAAAATGTATCAAATACTCTTTATACTACTTTTTTAAATTTATACGAATCTAATTTTGTAGTAGTCATTTTAATTGTGTCTTGGACACATCGCCTATCAACTATTTCATAATCATTGTAACCTAATATCACCATTTTATCTTTATCGATTGTAAATATGTTCAAATAATTATCAATTATAGATAGTGTGTAATTCATATCTTCGAAAAAAGTGTGGGTTCCATATTTATAAGCCAAATATCTACTCACAAAAAGTGGAGATAGTATTTGACTTCCCTTATTTAAATATCTCTTGTCTAATACAATATCTAAGTGATTGGCAAGTTTTGGATGACTATATTCTATACTTATAAAACTAACATTTGATTTACAAAACTTTTCTGTAACTGGTTGCGTTTCTATAAATGACTCATTAAACACTTTTCTTCCATATCCAAATATTTGACGCAAGTTTTTAATGAGTGATTCATCTTCTACTAATACCAACTTTGCAAAATTTTCAACATTTTGTTCAGAAAAGTGATAACTATCAGATGTTTTTATGCAGTAAAGTTCTCTATCTGTCTCTCCTAAAATATTAAGTGTCGTCCTAGATTTGTATGATTGATGTAGTTCCGAATACTTCAAACTGTAAAACGGACGGGACATATATGAATAAACATACGAGGGAAATACCATAACCTTAAACTGAAAAAAAAATTTAATAACATTGAAAGAATATACCTTAAAATAGTTCGGCAAATAACGATTTATATAATGACATATATTCATATAATCATATGTATAATCTTTTGTCTTTAAATCTATTTTCTTATATGTCTAGAGATATTGTATTTTTTTCTGACGACTTTCTTCGACCCTTTTTTGGTTGCTTACTTGATGGGTTATCCATCAACTCTTTCATTGATGACATACTGATTATAGAATCATTTTCACTTGGTCGTGCCGTTACATCTTGAGGTTTTAATCCAGGGAATAGTTTGTTCACATCCATGTTCTGTGGACCTTTCATTTCAGGGCGTTTAATTTCTTCATAACTGTTATTCATTACAACACCATCCTCACGAAACATCGTATTTGTACGCCCTGCTCGTAAATCAGGTCTTTGAGAGAACTGCATATTATTCAACGGTCTTTGTGATGGTGGTTGTAACTTCGTTTCAATTGGTGGTGGAGGACTGCCATATGTAGTGTTTGTGTTATCATTATTACTCATCATATTTGAGGCAAAGTTAAACCCTGGACTCTGTTGACTCATAGATTGAACTGTTGCTTTTGTGAACATTTTCATCAATTCAGGGCTTTGCTTTATAACATCGTTAAAACCAGGTGTTGCTGATGATAATGCCTTATTTGTAAAATTAATGACAGACGCAGAAAATCCAAGTCGAAGTAGTAATGATAGTTCTGGAGACATTTTCCCCCCCTTATATTTTTGATACAATTCAGTAAATATTTCATCATAAGATTCTAAATCCTCATTAACTTGTTCCCCCCACCCATCCAAATTTATGTCAAATGGATCAAAATAAGAATTAGCGTACTCTACAGAATTAACAAATGTCATAAACCACCATCCTTGAACCTTAATACTGTCTTTTTTACGTTTATCCTCTAAACAACATTCATATTCATCTTCTATTTCTTCATACGGTGAATCAATATTGAAATTACTGCTTTTTATCAATCCTTTATCATTCCATTCATCTAGTTTCTTGATCATCATACGCTTCTTACGTCTCTTTTCGCGGTCTGATGTTTTACTAGTGTTTTCATTCGCTACATCATTCATCCGCGAAAATCCTTCAAACCCTGTAGAAGCGTTACCAACACTATTTGCTGTAGCATTACCAAGTTTTGAATCTGAAACAACATCATTAGTTTCTGGAACAGAGTTGAAATTAAAAAGGTTTTGAGCAAAACCACCTAAACTTTTTGTATTTGAACTAGAACCTCTACTACTCGGAATATCATTTAGTTCATTTAACTCATCTTCAAGACGGTCTAATTCACCTAAATCTATATTGATATTCGATGATGATTTTTTTCTATCGTTCATTAAGTACTCTACACCGTTTCCAAAATTTACAGTTTTATCGTTATTGTTTGAAGTTTCAAAATCATCAAATTCATTCAATTCTTGCATATTATGTTAGATATATATCTTTATTTCTTTATACCTACGAATCAATAATTAATAATACTCTCATAGATATATGAAAGATTATTTAGTCGATAACAAATTATTCTATAACATACAGTACAACTTCATTACGTACTTTAACTTAATTGTTAGAATTTTATTGATATTGTACATGTTTGGTGCTGTTAATTCAAATGTAAAGATTTTGATAACCATAAATTTTTATGTTAAAGTTTTTATTGCTCTCTTTTTAATGTACAGATTCAATGGATTCAGAAAGAATAAAATTTTGTTTACCGAACTTGACCAGAAAATTGCTTTCTCTGCCGGATTGTACATTCTAGTTATATCATTCTATGATTATGTCAATACAATGACCAATCGTTCGCGAAATATTATTTCGAGGCACTTAAACACAATTACTAATTACGTAATTAGTGTCAAACATTATGCTTTTAATCTTCTGAAGATACCAGATCCCTTGAAGAAAACAATCACATAAATCATCCTTCTTTTTTAAGTTAAGTAAGTCCACCCATTTCATATCATCAATTGGGCACGATAAATTTAGACCTAGATTTCTTGATAATGTTTCTTTTGTATAAAAGATTGAATCTGATTTATTGTTCTTGTAATTAGTATTCAATACACTATCATCACGTTTCGGAAAACCTTTTAGCTTGTTAAAAGATGACACAAATTCAATATGTATTGAATCTCCAAACCTCATTATGAAGTATTGTGCTAACATACCTTGTATTGTCTTCATTCTCGTTGCTAAAGTTGAAATTTGGTTCTCTAGAATAACATGCGTGACACCGTATAGATTTGGTGTCTTATCTAATATCTTCGTCATGTTCCTACCTAACGTGACCAAATCGATATTCTGAGTTTTAATCGTTTCATACTTAATTACCTTATTAAAGCACTTCAAATTAAAAAAAGTTTCAATCATCTCTAAAATTTCACTTTTGCTCCTTTTTAGATTAGTTCCTAAGTCGTTTTCAATTGAAAATTCTTTTATCATTGCGTCTAACTCAGAAATTTTTGTTTTTCTTAGTTGCGACACACCAAACCTATTTTCAGGAACTATAAACTCTTTCGTAGCTTTGGCATGCTTATCACAATAGAAAATTCTATTCTTTTCATACTTTGCTTTAATTTTGCATAGCTTTGTTTTATTTCTGCACCCACATACATTGACGTCTAATGTCACAGTTTCGTCATTTTTCGATATGTCTATTACACACCAATCTTTCATCGTTATTGTTTTTTCGTCAACATTTAAAAGACAATATGCCATGTTCTTTATTCCAATATCGAATGACAGAACAGTTAATGGTTTTGTCATTTACTTTATATATGATATTAATTTTATATACATTTATTTTCGATACTAGTTATCCCGAGGATGTAAATGGTATCATACGTGCTATGGTTGTTTCCACACAAAATATGTAGTGAAAAAATATACCCAATAAAAACAAAAATAATGAGGTTGTAAAAAATGAATACCTTGTATGTAAACTAATAATATATGCTCCTATTAATGTAAATATTACATCAATTACTGCTACATTAAATAGTCGAAAACTATGAACTCCTTCCCCTGGAGCACCAAAAATGTTGCGATACTTGCAAAGATTCATATATAATATACTTAATGATAAAAATGTTTAGTATTTAAATAATGTTGGAATAACCTTTTTTGAATTTAATTGTTCTTTGGTTAGATACAGTTCTTTCAAATCAGTCATTTCATACGGCTTTGAATTATCATTTAGCGAGTCGAAAGTATAAGGAATTATTAAATTTTTGTCATACGAAACAGTTGTTTTAATAGGCGGAACAACATATCCAGTGTCGTTTGACGATTCTTTATAATTGTATTCCATTATAGTGTTCGCGTTCTTTATCATATATTGCCTATACTTCCAATTTGTGGTTATTTCATTCTCTTTAATCAATTTTTGATTTATTATTTCCATACTTTGTGCGTTTGACACGATTGAACGACCGTCACTCATTAACGGTGGAAATTGTTTATATCGATTGTTAGTTTCATACCCCAATGCTGACTTTGGAATGGTTAGCGTTGGGGACGACGAAAAGTATTTATTTAAATAATCCATATTATACAATTACACAATATATTATTGATTTTTACATCACGCTAGTAAATTAAGAAGTTCCTTTTTTTTCATTTTTGATGGGTCAGTTGATAGACCCTTTGATATGGCAATATTCTTTAAAGATTGTACGTTTAGCTTTCTATAGTCACCTGTTTTACCCTCAAACTTTTGTTCTTCATTATCTTCATCAATTTCATCTACATCTTCAGTCACACCTACATCTTCAGTCACACCTACATCTTCAGTCACACCTACATCTTCAGTCACACCTACATCTTCAGTCACACCTACATCTTCAGTCACACCTACATCTTCAGTCACACCTACATCTTCAGTCATACATACATCTTCAATCACACCTACATCTTCAGTCATACATACATCTTCAATCACACCAATATCAAAATCAACGTCAATGTCATTTATTTCGCCTAAACTAGTATGGTTGTCATTAAAATCATGATTTTGTTTTTTTACAATAAGTACCTCATTTTGTAGTTCAGTATTTAGTTTAACAACTTTTGTTACAAATGTCTTGTTATTTGTTTCAATGTCATTACCCTCACTGTCATTATCATTGTCATCATCACTGTCATCATCACCCTCATTGTCATCATCACCCTCATTGTCACTCTCACTATCACTCTCACTATCACTCTCACTATCACTCTCACTATCACTCTCACTGTCGTCATCACACGACACATCAATTTTAGTTATTGTGGTAGGTTTTTCAAGAACAACCTGCTTTATATCGTCATTTGTATCAACGATTTCTTGACGTTTAATGTGATGTAATTCACAAAGTATATTATTAATAATTTCTAATGTAATATCATATTTTTCTTCTAATGCTGATAATCTATATTTAAAATGAAACACCAGTAATAAAACTAATATAAATGTTATTCCTAAACTCACAAAAAATGACGTTTCAATTATGCTGAACATTGAAACCATAGAATATGTGTATTATATAAATACAAATAAAAAATTTGATAGTTCATAACGAGTTTATACAAGAGGTTTATAGTTATATAATGGAATAGAAGGGTCGTATTGTAAAATAATCGATTTACCAGGGACATCGCAAGATGATGATAATGTAGGAATTAAATCGTCTAATAGACATTCGGTCACAGCTGTTCCGTTAATGGTGGCTTGAGACGCATTTTTAGTTACTCCGTTAACTAACATTGACCACTGTTGTTTTTTCGAAAAATTGTTAGTTTTTGAATTACTTGTGACATTCTGATACTTCAATATTTCTACTTTGCGTCTCATATCAAGTTGAAAACTTGTATATTTTGGATACGGGGAAACAGTAGTAATTCGTGTTTGAGGTGTATTATTAAGGGCTAATATTTTTCTATCATTATACAATTCGCATTCTAAAGACATTTATATGATATAACCATATTATGTTATGCTATCGTTGTCTTGTATACCAAGAATTTGATAAGAAGTATGGAAGAATGGAATTTACTGCTGTGTCCAGTTTGCTTTGTGTTGTAGTTGGTCCATTGACTACCATATAATTTATTTCAGGAGCTGAAATCGCGCGACTATGGTATTGTAAGTTGGATAATTGTCCATCAAATCCACCATTTTGACAGATGTTTATGTCATTATAGTTTTGCTTAGGAACAAAATTCATAACTTGGCGATTGGCTATAGTCCCATTAACATACACATCTAAAATCTTATTTTTTACACGTATTACAACATGAAACCATTTATTAAAAGGCAATCCGTCTACATCAATAATCGAGGGTCCATCTGATGGATTTACTGAATCCATTACAACGTGTAACTTATTTTGATTATTAATCATTGAGCTTAAATACAAACCTGGTCCATTATTCACAAGTGATATTCCGTTTCCTTTGCCATTATCGTTGCTATAAAATGAATCACCCTTGTTGAAAATGTTCTTATACTTATTATCATCGGCATTATTTTTAAGGAGAAGCCATACAGACCAAGTGAATTCAATACCCCCAGTTTCATTATTAGAACGAGTTATAAGAATTGAATTTAAATCTTTTGGATTTTGAGAAATTATCTGCGAATTCTTCCCATCCAATATTCCTTTCACTATATACGGATTTTTTGATGGGTTCATAAAATATCCGATAATTTGTATCCCTAAATTTAATAATATGATAAAAATAAAAAGGATTAGAAATAGAAATGAAAATTTTGCAACATTATTATTTGATCGTATATACTCACCACTTGCATTGACTAGTGAAAAATCATTTTTTGTATTAGTCAATTGCCCATACATCGAATTACTAGCGTCTGATGTAGCTTTCGATATGCTCCCTAAATTGTTAGAAATACTATTCATCGTGTTCGACACAGTGTTCGATATGCTATTTTTGACATTCATAGCCATTATATATTATTATATTATATTTATATATATAAATTAGAATAGTTTATATGTCGCTGTATTGATATTATCTTTCATAAGATTAACATTAACACCATAAGCTGTCATCGCTTTGTACAATGCGGTTGGGCTTCCATTACCTTTTAGATATTCGCTCCATACGTCGGATAGTGAAAGAGGGTTTGACCACTTGAAAAACTTTGCGACTACAATATCTGATAATGAAGCAGGGTTTCCTCCTAGGTACATCACAGATTCTTTCGCATTAGATTGAATTCCTTCCAGTTTAATAGATTTCACCATTTTACCATCTAGATACAAGTCAACAAAACTATTGTCCACACTTATTGTAATGTACACCCATTTTTGTAGTGGAAAATTTTCTGTTATTGAAATTGATTTCGTGTCTCCATTGATTCCATTAAAATCCACCTTTAATGTTGGTTTCATCGCATCTAAATAAAGAGAAACCTTACCTGGAAGTGAGAATATTGTTTTAATTTTATTTGAATCCCATGAATTAACATAAACCCAGATTCCTAGAGCATATCTTGACGAAGATGATATATTAGAAACTGGTATAGCTGAATTACTCGTTTTTAAAGACGACGTAGAAATTATTGTTGTTGATTTGTTGTTAAAGAACCTGAATAGAATATATGACAGTGAAACAACTAGTATACTTAAAACAATTACGATTAACTTCATTATAATATATCTACATAAAATATTACAAATCTATTGTATTGATTCCAAATCTGTACTTTGCTAAAATTTGATATGCTGATAATGGAAACTTATGGTATCTTATGTCTGTGATTACTCCGTTCATTGATTGTCGTTCACTACCTATTTTTATTGAATCACTAAAACTGTGAACAGGCATGTTTCCAGACAAATTTACTGATTTTTGTAATATGCCATCGAAAAACACGTCTGCTATTGTTCCATTATAATTTAAAACTAAATGATGCCATTTTTGATTTTCAATTGTAATATTCAATTTTGTTGAATCGTCAAATTTATTAATTCCACTTAAATTAATATTGATTATACCACCATTTTTAATGTTATTACTAAAACATATTCTCGGTTTTGGATTAGTGTCATCACCATATAATAATATTGGAAATTCGACATTATTGATTTCTAAGTGATTTATTTGAATCCAAAATGACAATGCATATGCTACTGGTGTTTCATTTATTATAGGATTTGATAATTCGTCTTTACTATCACTACCACGTAATTGTTCAATATTACCCAAATTTATCTCTTTTTGTGTGTCTAAAAAGAATTTATCTTTGTATAGAATTATTTCGGTTTTGGACGTATTTGAAACTAATAACTTTTTAGCTAAAAAATAAACTATTAATACCACTATTTCTAATACAATCAGTATATAAGTCAAAATAGGTGCTGTTATAAGGTCGTTCTTGAAACTAACAAGGATATCATTCAGAAGACATGGAATAAAAAATATAAAAGATAATATAAATTTTGGAACCCCTCCCATTCTCATTATATTATTAACAAAAAACTTATGAAAAATCGCTAAACCTAAGATTATTATGAATATGGGTATTACTCTTGAAATATAGTTTATTGAATAAATCATTGTATCACTTAAATTATTGATGATAAGAAGAATAACACCATAAAGAACAATAAAAAAAAATAACGAAATGAAAATAACCTTATTGAATACAGAGCTAAAAATCCCTCCCTTTTTTAAGGCAAATAAGAATATTAACAATAGTGGTAGGATAGCCGTATAAATATAAATACTTGTTCTTGTTGTTAAAGCAGAACTATCGTAAGAACAATAGTACAATGTAATAGACACTATAACAATGGAAATAGTAAGTGTCATCGACTTGATATTAATCTTCATATCTTATTATACAATTACATTATAGATTTTCGATGGTCGTTTTATCACCATGACAACCTCTACACAACGCAACTAAATTATCGATATGATTGCTTCCTCCGTGCTCTAGCCGAATTATGTGGTCAACCTCAAAAGATGCTTTTAATTGTTCTTTACATTCACCACACCTCCAGTTTTGACGTGATGCCACAAACTTTTTCTTGGTTTCTGAAACAGAACGTTTAACTTTAATAATACCTTCATTATTCTGTTCTTTACTAGTTCCTCCAGTAAAATCATTACCCTTTGTTGTGAAATTAATCATTGGAGATATTATGTCTGTCGTGTTTTTATCAATCGGTAAATACTTTATGTAATCATTTGTCGCAATCAAAATTTCTCGAGTTTTGAGGGGGTTTTTTTTTACTAAATAGTATATGAATAGCGTCCCAAACGCAACTCCAATCATCTGATAGTACTTCTTGAAAGTCAGTGCCTTTTTCAGTATTTTACCATCAGTGTATATATTTGCCATTATCAATGATGACACGATGAATAAAATTATTTCTATTCGCATAACTATAACTTTTGTGTATATTATTATTTGTGTATCATAATAAACCATATACAGAATGATATTATAGTAGCAAATACAAACTGTTTTTTTGATTTATTGCTAATATTGAAGTAGTATTCTTTTACTTCAACGTCAGACACATTCTCCTGATTAAAGTTATCTAAACTTGTATAAAGTGATATTTCCTCTTTACCTAATTGACGGTTCACCTTATTATGAATGAAGTGCGCCCATCTCATAAAAGAATCACGATTACATAGATATGGTGAAACAGGATACTTATCTAATAAAGTGCTAAAATTATCCGCCATATCCATATCAGGAATAAACAATGGCATATTTTGTATCAGATCATAATACTTGCGCTTAATTATCGGGTTGGGAAGATCAGGAAAGTTATATGCAGCACAATGTATTAAAAACCAAAATTTAGGTCCCCATACAGTGGAACTAATGCTATATTGTTTCATATGATATGATATGATATAAATTCAGAATGTTCCTACGATTTTTACCAAATGATGCGCCACAAGCAGAACAAATGAAAGGATATAAAGTTTATCTTATTTATTTGGTATTGATATATGATGAACAATAATAAATGGAATCATTCTAGTGATGATGGTAAAAAATCATTAATTACATCAAATAGTATAGATACAAAGTATGAATGTAAAAGAGTGCTGTTCTCCTCAAAAAAAGGAAATAGACAGAAGCAAATACAAACTTGTAGCAACTATGGAAGATGTGTTATTAAATCTGAGTTACAAATCAATAAGGATATATGCAATAATTGTGGTAAATATGGACATCTATTTCGTCATTGCAAGAATCCTATAGTTAGTTTTGGATGTGTCCAATTTAGATTAAATAAGAACGTTCGTGAATATCTTATGATTTGTAGAAAAGATACTTTAGGGTACATTGATTTCATACGAGGGAAATATATTTTACAGGATGAACAATATATTATTAATATGTTTAAACAAATGACAGATTATGAAAAAAAGGATATATTGGAACAAGATTTTAAAACGTTATGGGATAATTTATGGAAAAATACACAATCTGCAACATTAATGTATAAAGCAGAAGAAGAAACATCTTGCTCAAAATTCGATAAACTAAAAAAAGGAAGAATGCACTTTATTATTGATAGTAGTAATAAAAGTGATAGATGGAAATATCCTGAATGGGGATTCCCAAAAGGAAGAAGAAACTATCTCGAAGGAGAATATGAATGTGCTATAAGAGAGACCGTTGAAGAAACTGGTGTTGATAGTGAACTTATGATTGGAATTAAAAATGTGCTACCTTTTGAAGAAGTTTTTATTGGTTCTAACTATAAAAATTACAAACACAAATATTATTTAATGTTCATGAAGTATGATGAAATGATGAATATGAAATACTACGACGATGCTGAAGTCAGTTTAATGGAATGGAAAACGTATAACGATTGTATCAACTCAATTAGGTCTTATAATCATGAAAAAATAAATATGATTACACGAATTGATAATACGTTGGAGAAGTATTGGAAACTATAATATTTATTTTATTTCAATCTTTTTTTATGCATAAAATATATGCATAAAATATATATAGTATGGATAACAGAGTTTTGGAAAGTCATCCAAAAACGGTAATTATTCGAAAATATACGAAGAAAAATGTAAAGAAATTGATAAGTGACCCTATTACCGAAGTGGTGAAAAGAGACAGATGTGAAAAGGGAACTAGAAAAAATAAAGTTACTGGTGAATGTCAGCCAATAATGTTGAAAAATGAGCGTGCACAACAAGAAAATGTGACGAAAAAAAATTCTAGTAAAGGGACTAAAAAGAGTAAAGTTTTTGGCACTTCTGACCAAATTTTAGAAGTTGATAAACCGACGCAATCTGTCACACTAGAAGAGTTAATAAGTAATGTAGTAACAAAAGAAAAATGTAATGATAAAAATGGTATTTGTGAATTAGAATCTTTGAATCATATTCCAGAAGTGCCCAATGAAAACGAAGAATCTTACACATATAATGAAAACTATGATAGCGATGATGATGAAATAAATGATAACAGTAATGAAATGAAAAATTTCGAGTACAATAAAACCAATGATGATTACGATTTTTTGTATCCTGATTTGAACGACCCACATTTTAATATAAAAATAGCTAAAAAGAAAGAATTTAATGACACTCAATATGATGGAACAATTCATGATATAAGGAAACAATCAAATATACTATGTAATATAGAATTTGAATTAATGCCACATCAACTCTTTGTAAAAAATTTTATGTCTTTACAAACCCCGTACAACAGTTTATTATTATATCATGGACTAGGTTCTGGTAAAACTTGTAGTGCTATAGGAATTGCTGAAGAAATGCGTTCATACATGAAGCAGATGGATTTTGAACAAAAAAATTCTCGTTTTGACAAACATCATCATATTATTGTTGTCGCTGCCCCTAATGTGCAGATAAATTTTCAATTGCAGTTGTTCGACCCTGCTAAATTAAAAAAAAATGAAGCTACTGGTGAATGGAATATACGTTCTTGTGTTGGTAACTCGTTATTGAATGAGATCAATCCAGCCCACGTAAAGGGTTTGTCTTATCGTCAAATCGTCTCAAATATGAATAGTATTATATCTTCATCATATCGATTTTTTGGATACATTGAATTTACTAACTATGCGTTGAAGTATATTTATGGTCCTAATCTAAATGACCCATATGACGATAAAACACAGAAGAAAAATGTTAAACGTGTTTTTAGTAACCGTTTAATAATTATTGATGAGGTACATAATATACGCACAGAAGAAGATAATCGTAAAAAAATAACATCTAAGATGTTGTTTAAAATTGTTGAGGAAGCTGATAATGTAAGGTTGTTATTACTATCAGCAACACCTATGTATAATTCATACAAGGAAATAATTTGGATTACAAATTTGTTAAATGTCAATGATAAACGTCCAAAAATAAGAACCAAAGATGTGTTTGATGACAATGGAATATTTAAGACAGTAGATTCACACGGAAGTGATGGACGGTCCATACTACAGAGAAAGCTAACCGGTTACGTTTCATATGTTAGAGGTGAAAATCCATACACATTTCCTTACCGAATATATCCAGACACATTTGATCCGTCAAGAACATTCTCAACACTTAATGTTCGACCAACATTGCAGCTGAACGACGGTAGTGTAATTAAAGAACCTATAAAACTTATTCAACCATACTTAACAAAAATGAATTCATATCAAGAAATGAAGTATTTACAGATCATAGATAGTATTCGTAGTAAAGGAAATTCAGACGATTCCGATGAAGTTGTTGAAAAGTATGGATATGAAACATTACAAACACCAATTCAAGCCCTTAATATTGTGTATCCTTCAATATATGGTGATGACAATGTAAGTAAGAATATTGGAAAATTAGGCCTTCAAGAAATTATGAGTTCTACAGAAATTATAAATTCTTCTGAATCATATTCTTATGATTACAAAGAAGAAACAATCAAAGGATTTGGTAGGGTATTCAAACAAGATGAAATACATAAATATAGTTCTAAAATTAGTAAAATTTGTGATATTATTACACGTTCAACAGGGAACATCTTAATTTATTCACAATACATTGAAGGAGGTTTAATACCTATCGCACTTGCTCTTGAAGAAATGGGATTCTCTAGATTTGGAACCACGCCCAATACTAATAATCTACTTTCAAAACAAAAACCACATATTGAACCAATCGATTCTCTACTATTAAAAAACAAGAACGCAATTAATATAGAACATCACACATTCAAGCCCGCGAAGTATATGATGATTACAGGTAAAAAAAGCATATCGCAAGACAACTCTCAAGACCTTGCATATTTTAATAATTCTGAAAACAAATATGGGTGTAATGTAAAAGTTGTGTTAATTTCTAAAGCAGGCGCTGAAGGATTGGATTTTAAAAATGTAAGACAAATTCACATAATGGAACCTTGGTATAATATGAATCGCATTGAACAAATTATAGGACGAGGTGTGCGAAATTTGAGTCATTGTAATTTACCATTCGAGGAAAGAAATGTTGAAATTTATCTTCATGCTACTCTCATTACAAATGACAAACGTTCAACTGAAGAATGTGTAGATTTATATGTCTATAGAATGGCTGAGAGAAAGGCAATAAAAATTGGAAATGTCACTAGATTAATCAAAGAATCGTCTGTTGATTGTATTCTTAATGTCAAGCAATCCGACTTTACTGTTGACAAACTTAACGCCCTCGTAGCGAATCAATCGATATCTATTAAGTTATCTACTGATAATATTGAAACTAAGTACACTATTGGTGATAGACCATTCACAGATGCTTGTGACTACAAGGATAAATGTGAGCTTGTTTGTAACCCGAATAGAAAAATTACTGATAAAGATATTGTATTACACACATACAGTTCCGATTTTGTTACTACCAACAATATACGTATTTCAGATAAAATTAAACAACTTTTTAAGAGTAGTCATTTTTACAAAAGAGATGAATTGATTTCACTTATTAATGTAGTTAAACCATATCCTATAGAACAAATTTACAGCACACTTACATACCTTGTAAATAACAGTAATGAATACTTAGTGGATAGTTATGGAAGAGCTGGAATTCTCGAAAATAAGGGTGATGTATACTTATTTAAACCAACTGAAATAAGTTACAATACATCAACATTATATGAGCGTTCTGTCCCTATCGAGTATTCTAGACAGAGTATTACATTACAAATGAATCAAACTGAATTAATGAAAACTAATGAACATTTATCATACCTTGATATCATGAAAGATATTTTGTCAAAAGAACAGCAAGTTTTTAGCAAAAGCAACTCTGTAAATAATGACGATTTTTATTCATTCGCGGGAAAACTGATTGACACTTTGAACATTGTTCATCGAATTCCTATAGAAAATATTAGGACGCATATTGTTCATCATTTTTTAGACACAATGCATATTAGCGATAAGATCACACTTTGTAAAGAGTTATTTAAAAAGGATTTTTTAAGTAGTAATGAATTAGAAAACACCGTATTATTGTATTTTAAATTTAGAGTTGTTGAAGTTTTTAACAATATGTGTGTCGTAATCACTGATTCTGTTGAAAACATCATTTATAAAATTAGTGACTGGACCATAATTAAAGGGCAGATAAGTGCTCTATCGAAATTCAATATTCCAAAGGACAAAATCAACAAATCTTTCATTGGATTTTATTCAGTTGATAAAGGTAAGTCAAGTATTCCGGTATTCAAGGTCCAAAACATGATAGAAAAACGAAAGGGTGTATTAATTGAAAAATCTGGAAAAAGCAATATTATCATTGTCCTTAATGCTATGACAGATGAATTAAGCGAAATACAGAGTAATAATCATTTTGTATCCCCTTACACTGATAGTAATACTAAACATAAAATTAAGGTTGTTGAACTATGTATTCTCCTTGAAATAATAATGCGAGAAATTAGATTTAGATTAATGAAAACAAACTTTTTACCAGAGAGATATGTATTTTTGTCTCCAGAAGAAAGTGTTCTACTGTAAAGTTTTATTCTTATTGTAAAAAATTGATATAGAACTTTTTCTATGTCTAGTGTAGACAAACAATTTCAAATAATAATCACATATTTATTATATATAATGGATTCAACTTCTAAAATTCGAATCAAATCGCAAATAAAATCTAAAAAGGTTTATAGTGTTTACATCCAATCTGTGTTGAATACTAGAATTTTTCTAGATATTACGGAAATTGGTAAAAACATAAAACAGACACTTGAAGATAAACTCGTTTCCAGAATAGCAAATCGTTGTATTCCAGAAGGATATGTGTCTCCCAATAATATCAAAATTATTCAGTTCTCTTCGGGAACAATTATAAGAAATAGTATTTCATACTTCGTTGTTTTCGAATGCAATATTTCCCATCCTGTCGAAGGAATGCTTATCACAGCTAAAACGAAAACAATTACAAAAGCAGGGATTCATGCTCAGGTAATAGACACTGATGGTAATATACCTATTACTGTGTTTGTAGCAAGGGACCATAATATTTCTAATACACTGTTTCATAGTGTTAAAGAAAATGACTTAATTACAGTAAAAGTAATAGGAATACGTTACGAACTTAATGATCCATATATTTGCGTAATAGCCAATATGTTTAGTGTTAATGAACTTAAAAAGGAACAGAAAAAAGGGGGAGGTATTTTAAATATTGATGAAGAATCTAATAGTGGACACGAACAAGATGCTGACGTTATGGACATAAATATTGACGATAATAATTGTTTGTCAGACATTTAATCTCTCACCTCACGATTTAATTCCACGATTCAAAGCATAAATGGATGAGGGGAAATTTCACTGATTCTCCTATTGATACGCGGGCATAATCGAATTGTTTTGCGAAAAACTACTTGAACGGCTTAAGCCGTTCTAGAGAATAGATATTAAGGAAAATAAAAAATAATCTTTTTATAAAATAGTTTATATACAAATGTTCGTAAGAATCTTAATATTTTTTTTAATTCTTTGTTTTTGAATCTATTTTAGGTTACTGAATACGTAGATTGATGCGATGATGCTCAAAAATATCAAATCTAAAACTAATAAGACAATATACTTATCACTTGATTCATTGTAGATTGATACGATGATGCTCAAAAATATCAAATCTAAAACTAATAAGACAATATACTTATCACTTAATTCATCATCTATATTTAAGTTGTCTGTGTTTGTCGATTTATCAATAACACAAAAATCACTATCAGAATCTGATTCATCATCAGTATTAAAATCACTGTCACTATCAGAATCTGATTCATCATCAGTATTAAAATCACTGTCACTATCAGAATCTGATTCATCATCTGTGATAAAATCACTGTCACTATCAGAATCTGATTCATCATCAGTATTAAAATCACTGTCACTATCAGAATCTGAATCTGGTTCATCGCTAATAATTAATTCATCATCTGTGATAAAATCGCTATCAAAATCAGAACCATCGCTACTACTTAATTCATCACCAGTGGTAAAATCACTATCACTATCAGAATCTGACTCACTGGTAATGATTAGTTCATAATCTGTGTTGAAATTACTATCACTATCAGAATCTGATTCATCGCTTATGGTTAATTCGTCGTCAGTGGTGAAATCGCTATTACTTAATTCATCACCTGTGGTGAAATCACTATCGCTATAAGAATCCGATTCATCAGTGGTGAGTTCGCTATCAGAATCAGAACCATCACTATTAGTTAATTCATCATCACTATTGAAACCACCATCACTTTCAGATTCTGAGCTGTATTCATTGAATACAGCTCTTATCGATGAGACCTTACTATCGATGTCTGAATACTCAGTAGGCAGTAGAGTTTCAATATCATTGTCAATCTCTTCTGAATATACGGTAGATTCTGCGCTGTAATCAGAATAGTCGCTTATGTATTCTGGAACCAAAATATTTGTTTCAGAACATACGCTCATAGCCATATCTGAAACAAAATCGTTGTATTGTTCTTGTGGTGAACTGTTGCTGTTGCTGTTAATATAGAATGACTGATTCATAAAATTGTGATGTATAATAAATATTACAAACTCTGAATCAATTTTTTACACTATTCTTCAAAACCTTAAATATACAATATATTATTGTAAAAATAATGATATAGAATATTGACACTCTTATGTTATATGATTAATACTGAAATGACTGAAGAAGCAAATATAAAACAGTTAGAATCGATGAAAACGTCAATCGATATGATGTCTAAAATGAACCATGTAGAAATATTAAAGATTTTGAAGGATAATAATGTTAAATTAAATGAAAATAAAAGTGGCATTTTTATTAATCTATCGTTCTTAAGCATCGATGTTGTCGACAAAATAATGGATTTCATTGATTTCATTCAACAACGGGAGAAACTAATAGAAATTGTAGAAAAGCAAAAAATTGAGTTGTCAATAACTATAAAAGACATACCACAATAGATATAAAGACAATTTATTAAAATACATAGATATAATCATGTTTACGAATTATAATACTATTAATTCAAAGTTATTAAACAATCTATCATCTCATGTATTGACATCTACTGTGTATAAAGAGTTTATTGAAAATTCACAAAAACAAGATAACGTAATAAATGATATTGACTGTGTTTTAAAACCTGACATACGTAAACTTGATGATTATGATAGTTCTTTAGTTAAGAACCAAAATGTAAAAGATAAAGTGATAACGACTCCAATTCAAGATGACACATTGTTCTGGTGTGTATTTATTAAGAATTTCGGAGAAATTGAATATAATCTAATCGGAGATAAATACAAAAATTACGAGATTAAAGAAAAAATTAAGGTAATAGAATATTTGAAAGCAAATAAGAATGTTTTAAAAATAAGTAAGATTACAAAAATTGAGACAGAAGAAATAATGGGGAAAATGATGTCTTGCAATCTAACTGACCTGCAAAGTTTGCATGGTTTATGTGCTTATTATAAGATTAAAGTAATTGTGGCTAATAGATTCAATAAAACATACATCTCTTACAATTATGCTGAAGATGATATTGAAAGCGATAGTAAAACTATTGTAGTTTATAAAACTTTATCATTACTATCAACTAAAATGTGTAGATATTCAATATGTTCAAAATGCGAACTTTCATATATACTAGATAATTATGTAAGGTTTGAGTTATTTGATAAACCATTTAATAGTGTATCAATGTATAAATTGTCAGATTTAGAAAATATCAGCAAGAAGCTTGGATTAGAATGTATTAAAAGAAAGAAATCTGAAATTTATAATCAAATTAATGTAGCAGTTGCATAAAATTGATATAAAAATGTCGTATTATATTATATATAACACAATATAAGTCATAATATAATGACCGAACATAATCAAAAAGATGCGTTTGATTCGATGATTCAATCATATCTAGATGGTTTCGAATCAAGAAATAAAAAAATAATCCCAGAGCTAGAGGTACGTTTTGGAACTGGTAATGCATTTCGGAACCAAAATATAGTGAAGCCAACTTCGAAGATTGACTCAGATAATGTAGTAAAGCAATTATATAATGCCGGTTTTATAAGCGATAACAAGGATGGACAACATTTATTGAGAATAACACCTGACACATCACACATCAACAAAAATAACGAATCGAAAAAATCTAAAGTCCGCTTGGAAATTGTAGGAATCGACTTAATTCAGTCGTATTGCCAGCTTGGGGAAGATGTTTCAGAGGTCTTAAAATTGCCTCAATTAACTACCTCATATAAAAAAGAAGATTTAATCAAATTCACTTTAAAAAGTGACGCACAAGTTCCAAATAAATCTCCACCTGAATATATAAATTCGGTACATTTTAAAGACCTCGGATTCAATATAAGTTATCAGAACGAGTTTAATAGCAATCCCTTATCTGATGAAAATAATGAGTTTGTATCGCGTTGGAATGAACTTAGGAAGACATTTAGATATATTAATCGCGTGAGGTTTAGGCACCCCACATATCCAATAAATGCGGACATATCGATAGTCAAATCTTCAAAAAAGTCAAAAGATTACAAATACATTTCTGAATTCACAATGAAGGATGCAGGGATTTTTAACAATGAAGAAATGTACGAAATTGAATTGGAAGTTGATAATACACGGGCAAAAGAGTTCAATAAAAAAGACCTACTAATGATGTTAAGAAAGTGTATTAGGATTGTTTTATCTGGGTTACAGCAAAGTAACTATCCAATAGGATATTCAGAGAAATCTCATATATTAGAATCATATCTAAAAATTATCCATGGAGGTCAATATAATACAGAACGACGCATTGAGACAAAAGATTTCATAGGCCCTAATTCTCTAACTTTACAAATTGACAATATAATACCCCAAAATACACAGCTATCTGTGCCTAATATTCGTACAAATTATTCAGTCACAGATAAAGCTGATGGAGTACGAACACTATTATATGCTGGTAATAATGGGCGTTTGTATCTAATTGATACGAATATGAATGTGATGTTTACTGGTTCAATTGCTGAAAATGAAATATTACGCAACAGTATTATTGACGGTGAATTTATCAAATTCGACAAATATGGAAAGATTATAAATTTATTTGCCGCATTTGATATATATTATCTCAATAAATCTTATGTTGGACACTTCGACTTTCAAAATATTATAGAAGATGAATCCATAAATATTGACGATAAAACTGAAAAACGAAAGTGTCGGCACGAAATATTGAAAACGTTTGTTAATGAACTAAACATCAAAAGCGTTGTTGCTAGTAATGAAGTATGCAATTTTAATATCCGATGTAAGCATTTTGCTTTTTCAAGCACTAAGAAGACAATCTTCACCGCATCGAAAGAAATACAATCAAATGTATGTGATGAATATGAAAAGGATGGACTTATATTTACACCTACGAATATGGGTGTAGGGGGGTCAAGAGACGCATTGAAATCGAAATCTACGTGGCAAGAATCGTTCAAATGGAAGCCGCCGCAATATAACACGGTTGATTTCCTTGTCAAAATTAAGAAAAATGAAAAGGGTTATGACGCAATTCAAAATGTATTTATTGATGGAACAAACTTACAGGGTGTGTCAAAACCAATATTACAGTTTAAGACACTTGAATTAATGTGTGGCTTTACTAGAAATAATGATGGATATCTGAATCCTATGCTTGACCTTCTAAATAATGTGTCAGCACCATCTAATGAGAATGCATGGGAGTATAAACCGGTAAACTTCTATCCTACAAATCCAGCAGATAATTCAGCTTGTTATTGTAATATTCTCTTAGATGATAATGTTTTGAAAACTGAAGATGGTGAATTCTTCGAAGAGGATACCATAGTTGAATTTCGTTATGACCTAAATAAAGAAGGACCAACTGATGATAACGCGTGGAAATGGATTCCGATACGTAATAGACACGATAAGACATCAGAACTAAGAAACGCAATAAGAGATAAGCTAAATGGGAAACCTTCCAGACCGAACTATGGAAACTCGTATAAAGTTGCTAATAGCAATTGGACATCAATTCATAATCCTATAACAGAAGTGATGATAACAACTGGTGAAAACATACAAACTTATCCAACCGATAATGGTATATATTACAATAAAACAAATTCTGTGACAAATACGAGAGGATTACGTGATTTTCATAATCTTTATGTGAAACGGAAACTTATAATAGGGGTGTCGTCATTAATAGGGAAATCGCAAAGAACTCTTATTGATTATGCTGTTGGAAAAGGGGGTGACTTGCCTAAATGGATCGACGCTAAACTATCATTCGTATTTGGTGTAGATGTAAAAAGAGACAATATTCATAATCAACTTGATGGCGCGTGTTCAAGATATCTTAATGAAAAGAAAAGAAGTGGAAATAAGAATTTCACTCCGAAAGCACTATTCGCTGTTGGTAATAGCGGCATGAATATTAGAGATAGTACGGCATTTGGAGACAAATTAAACATAGACACGCAAATATCAAATGCTATTTTCGGTGTTGGTAGTAACGATTCTACATTATGGAAATCTGTTTCTGAACAATTTTCAGTAGCAAACGACGGATTTGATATTAGCTCTATACAATTTGCTCTTCATTACTTTTTCAGAGATTTGAATTCGGTTCACCAATTTATTAGAAATGTTTCTGAATGTACCCGTATCGGTGGATTCTTTATTGGAACTTGCTATGATGGAAAAATCATATTCGACAATCTTAAAAAAAATAACAAACGTAATTTACCGGGTGAAGGGAAAATTGTTATTACAACAAAGGATAAAACTAAAAAAATTCTTGAAATTACTCAAAAATACAATGAATCAAACTTCAATGTAGATGAACCATGTTTAGGGTATGAGATTGATGTATGGCAAGAAAGTATTAATCAAACATTTAGTGAATATTTAGTGAATTTTAAATATCTCCAGAAAATTCTATATAATTATGGATTTAATCTTGTCACCCAGGATGTTTCACGTAAAATGGGGTTACCAAATGGAAGTGGTTCATTCAGTGAACTTTTCGAATCAATGCTCAATTCCAAGGATTCTAAAACTAACTATGGAACGGCAGTAAATATGACACGTGAAGAAAAAGATATTTCATTCATGAATAGGTATTTCGTTTTTCAAAAAAATAGAAATATTGAAAATGTCAATCTAGTACAGAAACAAATGAATGAAGATTCAGATAATTTACTAATTGAAGTACCAGTAGTAGCAAGTAAAATCAGTAAACTTGACACTAAAGTTATAATCAATCCAGATTTACAACCTGAAAAAAATAAAAAGGTAACGATCCGCATTAAAAAAAAATTAAATAAAATAGAAGAATAATTACATAAATGGAGAGCTAGGCCTAATATAGAATAAAACAAATATAGATAATAGATTACAATGTATGTAATGATTACTTTTACAATTCCGAGAACACATTGTAGTTTGATAAATTACATAAATAAACATAATTGTGTCAATCTTATTGAAGGTAAACAACTGAAAATTGTATACACGCAAAACATTTATGTAAATAATTTAAAAGAACAGCTTAAAAATTTCAATGACTGGGATATTTTTAACAGAATATATTTTCCATATGAATTTCTTGGTGAAGTTTATAATGTTTACACAAATAACAAACATTGTGACAACAATCATTTTTTTTCACTTAGATACGCTCTGCACATTGAACTTATCAGATTTATTCAGAATAATAAAAACAAAATTGAACAATCTACACCTCTAAGAACACTTTCGATTTCCGAAAATAATGATTTTAATCTCAATAGAATGTTGTATATTCAAAACAGTAACCCTAATAATGTCTATATGAATATTAAATATTCAACTAATATTAGCATACTTGAAAATAGGTCTTCTATGGATCACATAACTATTGGCACGCACTCAACAACTGAAGATGAACATAAATATGGGAAAGTTTCGTACGTTTGCGTTTTGAAAGCTTTATGCTTACAGAAAAAAGATGGGAATCTCATTTTAAAACTTTTCAATATCGACTCGCCACTATCAAGTGGCATTATTACTCTTCTTACATCAATGTATAAAGACGTGTTTATTGCTAAACCTGAAACATCATACGGTCATTTGTCAGAAGTTTTCATTGTTTGTAAAACATTTTTGCCCGATAATTCAGATTCTTTCTACAACAACATTTTAGATATTGTAGATAATATGCCTGATATAGATAATTCATACGAAATTTATACTAAAGACGTTGTAAATTTAGTCGTATTGAATAAAATTAATGAAGTAGCTGTTTTTTTTTATCAAAGGCAACTTGATATTATTCATACAATGATTAATACCACGCTTTCACAATCCATTATTAACAGCTCACCATCTTTCGGAGTCAATGGAAATAAGGGTAAGGTTCAATCAATTATAAAGAGTAATGTTGAAAAATGTGTTATGTGGATTTGTCAATATAACTATTCATCCAAATTTTACAATCAATCAGAAATCATTGCATTAATAGATATTATTACAATTAATATTCTGCCAAATAATCGCTTACTGTGAAATTTTATAATGTGAAAACTTTGTAAAATTTAATTTTTCATTTATTTTTATATGTATAGTATAAAGATGTCATCACATATTATTTGGAAAGGCAGAACTTTAACTCAAATTGTTGCAACAGTACGTAAAAATGAAAATTCGAATCCTATAACTAACGAAAATTTAAGAAGGGCACCTCCACTTAAACTTTACAGAAAAGAAATCCCTTCATCTCTTGATTGCCAGTCATCAAAATTAGGAATTACGATTAATGCATTAGAGATTCCGAATGGGTATGTCATAAGTGACATTAACGACAAAAATTCTACAACAACTCTAGACGTCAAATACTTTTCCGTTCCTAGTCCTTGCATAAATAATGAAAACAATGCGTGTTTTTCACCACAATACAACGCGCGAAAGAGAATACGAACAAGTGGTATAATTAAAAACGATTATAGTATGGACACTAAACAGTACCTTCAGAGACGGTGTTTGTCATTCGAACAAAACCAATATCAATTCCTACAAAGTGGAAACTCTGCTGTGAAACCCGGGACAGCAGCTTCATCTCTTAATATATATACAACCCAACAAAATGTAAAAACTATCGGATGTGAGCCAAAACAAGTTGTGTATAAACCAAAAAATTCTCAGTTTGCTCAAAACGGCGCTGTAAGTTCTAGCTCGTTAATAGCCCGAAAAAAGTATAATACAATTACTAGTAATGCACACGAATATTTGTTACCGTATGGAGCAGCAGTTGCCGATGCGATGAGTTATGGTATAAGTGATAGTATTTATACATACAAAAATAAAATTGCTTTTCCCACCAAGATAACACCAAGATTTAACAAGTTCTCTGATTCAGTGACATTTTGCGAGAATTTTAAGATACACCGATAATAAATTGTAAATAAATATAAAGTTTTTTCATTATACACTTTAATGAAACGTAATAATAATAAAATCATTTTAGAACAAAAACATTTAGATTTATATATTGGAATTGATGATTTTAACATTAATAACGTTCTGTTTCTAGAATTGGTTAAAAATAAAATTATCGACGGGTATTTTTCGAATATTGTATTCAGTGATTCTTGTGTAATCATAAATGGTTTATACATAAAACTAGATTCTAGCGTTTATAAAAAACATAATGTCGTTAAAATGCTTATTCATATAGAAGAACAAATTATTGAATTATATACACATACATTTGATTGTTCGATTAAAAAACCTATATACGTTGTTAAAGATTTTTTTGAAGACCCTGAAAATTTGAGATATTTTTTTAATAGGATTGTCAATACACATGCTTTGAAGCTTTCAGGTGTCTGGGAATCGAAAACAAGTTTTGGAATAAATCATAAATTTATTAAAACTACAAGTTTTGTTACTGTCCAATAAAATTGAATTAGTTTTACCCAATATCAATATTTACAACAATTGTAACATGTCAAAAGGAAAACGGATTTCAAACAATGATATATGGAAGATCTTTGACACTGAAAAGATTAATAATAGAATATCATCTATTGAACTCGACACAAGTGAGATTATCCACAGAAATTGTACATTATGCGATTCATTATTGACCATAATGGAAGATGGATTTCCAACCTGCACTAATTCAAAATGTAGTTTGATATGCAGAAATATTATTGACTATTCACCTGAATGGAGATTTTATGCTTCTAATGATAAGACAACCGCAGACCCAACACGATGTGGAAATCCTATAAACCCATTATTGAAAGAATCTTCTTTTGGTTGTAAGATATTATGTGACAATAAATCCTCTTATGAAATGAAACGAATTCGTAAATGGACTGAGTGGCAATCTACACCACATAAGGAAAAATCATTATATGAGGAATTTCAATTCATAACAATTATGGCACAAAACGCCGGTATTCCTAAGATATTTATTGACTATGCTATGACAGTACATAAAGATATTTCGGAACAAAAGATGTTTAGAGGAATGAATAGAGATGGTATTAAAGCAGCATCTATATATATCTCTTGCAGGTTGAATGGATGTCAACGTACTGCTTACGAAATAGCTGATATCTTCAAATTAGATAAAAAAAGCGCGACATATGGTTGTTCCACTGCTGTGTCAATATTGAATAATGTTGAGCGAAATAAAGAATTATCTGAAAAAACCGAATTTGGTAGGTCTACACCAAAAGCATTTATAGAACGTTATTGTAGTCGTTTAGATATGAGTAACGAGTTGTCATTACTATCAAAGTTTATAGCAGAAAAACTTGAAAACGACCATATTATATCTGATAACACACCTCAGTCGTCAGCGGCAGGTATTACATTCTTTGTCGCAAGCATTTGCGGAATGAGTGTAACAAAAGGAGACATTAAACAAGTTTGTAGTGTTAGTGAAGTGACAATCAATAAATGCTTTCGAAAATTAATGACAATCAAGAATCGAATTATTCCAAGGTGCATTATACGTAAATATTTAATAAAGGATTAAAGTGACATATTTTACTCAATCGTTATATATATATCATATGAATGTTAATACTCCAAAAGTTGTATTTATTGTTCCGTATCGTGATAGAGAAGAACAGAAAGTAGAATTTATAAAAAAAATGAAAGTTCTTCTCAAAGATGTTAATAAACAGACATACAATATTTTATTCATTCATCAATGTGACAAAAGGGGGTTTAATAGGGGCGCATTAAAAAACATTGGATTTTTATCAGTTAAAAACGATTATCCTGAAACTTATAAAGACATTACTTTATGTTTTAATGACATCGACACTTACCCGACTACACCAGGACTTATACCTGATTACTCCACGACTCCTGGACAAGTTAAACATTTTTACGGGTATAAATTTACTTTAGGAGGTATCGTCTCTATCAATGCTTACGATTTTGAAAAGATAAATGGATTCCCGAACTATTGGACTTGGGGATATGAAGATAATATGTTGAACAATCGAGTATTAGAAGCTAATATCATTATTGATAGGAGCATTTTTTACTCTATTTCGGACAAGCGAATATCACAAATCAATAATTCACCACTGAGAATTGTTAATAAGTTCGAATTTGGTAGGTACGTTGCTAAAGATAGAGAAGGAATTGATAGTATTTATAACTTACGATACAATATTAATGATGGTAGTGGTTTAGTAAATGTCACATACTTTGACACAAATTATAATCCTAATCCAGAATTCAACATAGAATATGACACGCGGAACACTATACCACCCTTTCAAGTAACTAATAATCGACGGGGGAAAACTAGTATGAATTTTACGTGATTTTAATGGCTAATCTCCTCACTGTCCACCCGGGTTTATCTTTGATGAACCAACTATGTCCGCAATTGCGGACATAAGTGAAAAATCACGAAGTGATTTTGAACATAAGCATTCTGGAGATAAGACCTTAACAATTTAGTTTAGCTCATCCCACTTTTTGATTTTGGTTCCACCGTCATACCTTACAGCTAAGTTCTTTGATATTAGCCATTCGGAAATGTTAATATCATCGAGAAATAAATTGCATAAAATTCTTCCATATTTATCATAAGATACATTTTCTAATTTGACCACTTTATTAAGTAATAGCTCAGATAATGCGTCTCGAGCTATTATTCCTAATTCATGTTCTACCGCATTTTTAGTTTTTAATTCAGGAGTGTCAACCCCTAAAATCCTCACACTAAATTTATATAACTCAAATGTTGAACATATATCACCATTGTGTAATGTTGTAGCAATAGTTACTGTGTCTCCATCATACACTTTAATAACTTTCCCGTAATTTATATCTGGAATATATGACTTCACATTATTTATATTTAGATCAGAAACGTTCAGAAATTCTATGAGTCCATCGATTGTATTAGTTTTCAGCATATTATACATTAAGCATTATATTTTTATATTACGTTTTTTAGCATTTGATTCATTAGAATCATTGTTTCTTCATTATTTTTTTTACCAGATAATTGACCATCATGTACTCTATAATATATCAATACATCAGATATATTGTGTATGGACCCATATTTTTTCATCATCCTTAATTCTAAATCATAGTCATGCATGAAATTGTCTGAATACAAATTCTTATTATAGTTACCAATTTCGATTATCGCACTCCGTCTGTAACACAATGTTGGATGATTCATCATCCAATTTGGCTTGTGTTCTAGCTCAATAAAATCAGACCATTTTGTTTCACTATCATGTTTAACTATATTTGTCATACCATTTTCTGTAAAACAACACATACTTCCTCCTAGAATCTGCACTTGTGGATTATTGAGCATAAAATTCAATTGAATAGATATTCTATTTACAACCATTACATCATCAGAGTCAATTGTAAATATCAGTTCATTTGAACACAATTTTACTCCTTTAGCAAGGCATTCAGGTATTCCATAATTTTCCAAAGTTCTATCGTATCGTACACTTAAAAACCTTGATAATTTACGAGTAGCTTCTAATTCTTCCTCTAACTGAAATGAATGTTCTTCATCTGAACCATCATTACACCAAACTAGCTCTATAAAAAATGAACCTTCTTGATTTACAATTGAATTTAGACATTCTTTTATATATTCTCTCTTAGTATTATAACTCGATACTAAAACTGAAACTTTCAATTCAGGTTGTATCAAAAGGGTTTGTGGAATCGTAATACAATTTACAAGTGAATCATAACTCTTGTTTGATGTGCACCATACTTGATGACCATAAACCTTCTTATGACCATTATACTCACAATGAGTATGATGTATTGGAGTGAATACATAACTTGGATATACTGAGAATGATTTATAATTTCCTGTGTCCAGAAATCTTGTCAGACATCCTGGTCCTAAACTATGCCATGCAGGGGTTGTTGACATTAATAACTTAGCATCACTATTATTAGATATCCAATCAACTATATCACCGCATAGTTTACTGTTTGGGGGAAATCCCATAGTCCCTGTTGCTACTAAACCTTTTCGCACTTTTTCGTTTTCATAAGCAGCAAAACCATCATTATCTAAGAATGTATCACCTAATGGCTCTATACAAAAACTATCAGCATCAATGAATATTCCACCATATTTAAGGAGTATTTCCCAGCGCATTATATCGCACTTTCCATTCCATTCTTTAATACTATCTATTTGACTGCGGCATTTAAATGTAATGTTTCGTTGTAACATCTCACTTTCAGTCCAGAAAATATACTCATAATCTGGATTTTTACAATTCCAGGATAACATCATATTGTACGGCGGCACTTTAGGACCAATCCACATTTGATGTATTATTTTAGGTATCATTTAATATTTGTGTAATAAGTGTTTTATATCATTTACTCGCTAGATTGTAATATTATTATTATGATATAAATATATAAATATTCGAATGATATACTGTAATGAAGATGACATTGTACAAAATATTGACATTGATGATTTGTATAAGAAGAATCTTACACGTAGTTTAAAACACTTATCGATTTTTAATAAGATATTGAATAGAGTACATAAACGGATAAATAAAACATCTAAGGATAAAAAAAACGTTCAGCATATTTGGTTCACAATCCCTACATTCATTCTTGGTGAACAAACGTATGATCAAGGAGATTGTATCGCACACATTATTGGTAAACTTGTTGATAATGGGTTTGTTGTAAAATACTTACACCCAAATACCATTTTTGTCACTTGGGGGCAGTGGATTCCAACTTATGTTCGAGACGAATATTTTAATAAAACTGGAATAGTTATTGATGAAAAAGGTATTGTTGTCAAGAATAACGAGAAGAATAATAGTGAACAGAATAAGGATGATACAACTTCTTCTCAATCACAAAATAAGGAAATAAAACAATTTACACCTATTGGTAAATATAAACCAACCGGTCATCTTTTATACAATGCCGAACTTTTTGACGCTATTACAATAAACAAATTAAATACATAATATGTAATAATAGTATATAGTTAAGATTATAATATTATTCATGAAAACTATCCGACACCTTGTCATTCCAGGTGGTGCTATCTATGGATTGTCCTATTACGGTTCTATAAAATGCTTGGCACAAAATAATGCAATACAACTTCAAAATGTCAAAACAATCCATTCGACGTCGGCAGGTTCTATTATAAGCACTATTCTTGCATTAAATTTTGAATGGGACATAATTGATAACTACTTAATAAATAGACCCTGGAATGAAGTTTTCAAATTCTCATTGACGTCAATTATTAAATGCTATAAGAATAATGGACTTTTTGATATTTCTGTAATCAAAGAAATATTTTCGCCACTTTTTTCAGCAAAAGACATTTCGATTGATATTAATATGAAAGAGTTTTATGAAATTACTGGTATTGAACTTCATTTTTTCACCGTTGATATGTCAACATTCTCAATTGTCGACATTAACTATGAAACATTTCCTGATTGGAGTGTTGTTGAAGCTGTCTATGCTTCATCTTGTGCACCAGTCCTTTTTAAACCGTTCAAAAAAAATGGTGTTTGGTACTCTGATGGTGGGGTTTTAGCGAATTGTCCTCTCAAACATCTATGTGAAAGTAAAATTAATCCTAAATACGATGAAATTCTGAGTATTACTACTGAAAAGATAGAATCTAAGCCACCTGAACATGATAGATACAATTTACTACATTACGTTTTCGATTTAATATATAACATCATACACAAAATTCAACCAAATTACAATGTTAATAAAGTTGTAGAATCTGAAATTGTTATCACTCAAACAATTATTCCAGTTTATGATGTTTTTTCTATAGTTAATTCTTCACAACAGAGGAAAAAATTAATTGAACATGGTTCTAAACTCGCTGATGACTGTTCTTCTAAGATTTTAGGTAGTTAAAATTAATCTCTAACATCCCGATTTAATCTCTCACCTCCCGATTTAATGCCACGAAAATAACGAAGTTATTTTCCACAGCATAAATGGGACGAGGGGAAATTTCCCGGATTCTCCTCTTGATGCACGATCATAAGCAATAAGCCGTTCTAGAGAATAGATATTAAATACCATTTATAAATTTCCCTAAATTGTCATCAGTTATTTTCGCATCAAAATCTATTGTTAAATCATCTTTATTCATCTTTATAGAGGGAAATGAATTAATATTGTATTTTTTACGTATCTCATTACTCTTCGCGTCTTCGTTATTTGAACAATCTATACCGTCACGTCCTCCTATACAATTTACTGTATAACCATTTATAACTTTTTTGTCGTATTTTTCAACAAAGGAATACCATGTAGGTAACGCTTTTGTACAATGAGGACACCAATCCGCGTGGAAAAATAAAATATCTACACTTTTATCGCGTCGATTTGAATTTGGAATGTCTTTCAAATTTTTATCCTTTTTGTAGTTTTTTGATAAGTTTGAATAGTAATACACACTTAAACCTGCGAACGTTATTAATAAGGTTGAAACTAGAAATGTTCTCTTATTAGGTAAATAGTATTTGACTTTTAATATGTCGGTTATTTTCACCATTATTTTAATATATATATATATACCTATACGTTTTTATTATACTTTTTACGATAATCTTTTACGACGACTTCGATTAGTTGATTCTACACTAAATGTTTTGCATTTCTTACTCTGAGGAACGATTCGTAAGATACATTTTGTTTTTTTACCCTGAAGAGGAACTATACACCCTATCTCGTTGGTATTATCACGAACACATCTCGCTCTAAAGTGTTCATATGTGTCACGAACCATTTTATATGTTAATCCAGATTTTTTCCCTAACATACGGTTTACAACTTCATGCAATTCGTAAATGTAGATTGAAAATGACTCGCGTGATTCCATGTTTTTCATGGTCAATGGATGATTATTGAAATTTTTCTCTAAATTTGTTCTACACTTACCACACGGCAATATGTCTTTCAAACTTAAAACGAAATTCATGTATTTATGTTTATCACATTTTGATGGATTATTTGGATAATTAAAGCTCATACAATGTAGTAAATGCCACGTTGCTGGACCAAATATCGATGTCATCATTCCATCATTTGAGTTGTAATCATTATCAGTAAACATTTTTTTTGTTCCTTTCGAAACTGAACGGTTTTTCTTCGACATAATATACTATATATCTATAATATAAAGTATATTATGTCGAAGAAAAATGATTTCGAAGATGATAAATCCGAAATTGTCGTTCCATTCTGGTATGAAGACCCTAATATTCTATTTGACACAAAATTTATAACCGAATTTTTTCCACTTACTAGTATGACATTTAATCAAAAACTTAATGCTCTGTCCAGAACTATTATTTTTTGTACCATTGTTTTATTTTTATTTACGCGCAGTTTAGGATTACTGTTTGGATCATTAATTTCATTAGTATCAATTTACATACACTTCTATTTAAGTTCGCAAGAAGGATTTGAAACTGATGAAGACATACTTCAAAATCCAGCTTTAGATTATCTGCAAAATAATAATATTGAAGTTCCAAAAAATGTATTTCAAGAACCATCTCCAAAAAATCCATTCAGCAATGCTCTCATATCTGATAATGTTTATAAAAAACCAGCACCTCCTATTATAAATCAAAATGTTAAAAACAGTATTTTGGAACAAGCAATTCAGTTAGTTAACGAATCTAATCCAGGACAACCCGATATTTCCAATAAACTCTTCTCAAACACTGGTGATATGCTTGGATTTGAACAGTCATTACGACAATTTCATACTACTGCTAGTACAACTATTCCAAACGATCAAGGAGCATTTGCAGAATTCTGTTATGGTTCGATGAATTCTTGTAAATCAGGAAACTTATTCAATTGTGCGAAACAGTTATCTAATGAACCAAATATTTAATTTTTATTATTAATATATATATTTTTTATTATTAATATATATTGTCATATTATATGTCTTCATTCAGTAATTTTACATTTAATAATTTTGATAGAATATCAAACGACACTACTGACAATACACAACATAATTTACAAAATACTAAGTTCGCAAACTATTCACTATCCAGCTATTTTAGTGAATCGATTACAAACGATAATATCAAATTCGCAACTCAACAGCCAAACGTTATGATTAATGGAACTACGTATGGAACTGGTCTTAATGGCGATATAGTTGATTATGATTCCTTTTTGAATATCAAAAAAGAACAAGAAAGACCATTAGATAAATTAAGTTTAAATCAACGAATGTTTCTTACTATACCTTATTTAGGTAGAGGGTCTTGTGATACTGATGCTGAATCACAACTTCAACAGGGTGAAAATATCACTGACAAAAAGAGCATTTCGACTGTTATGGATAAAAGTTTTTTGGAATACACAATGCTGCCATCTGATTCTAAAATGAATAAACGTGTTTCCGACTTTAATGTTGAAGAGTCAGCACTTGATGGATGGATTAGAGGAGGTGGAACATCTAGAAATTTCGCATAAACGAATTAACAGTTATTAGAATATTAAAGATATAGCAATGCGTTGTATTTTTTTCTTTATATACAATATAATGGAACATTCTAGTAATTCATCATTAAATTTTACTGAGCTTAGTTCTACAGGAGGCAGAAGACGTAGAGGAGGGAGAAGTTTAGGAGGACGCACTAAGTCAAGACGCACTTCTTCTAGACGCACTAAGTCAAGAAACACTTCTTCTAGACGTACTTCCTCTAGACGCACTAGATCACGTAGGTCAAGAGCGTAAGCATCAACAATTAATTTTTTAATCTAATTTTTATATCTTAAATGATATAAAGATTCTTTATTTAGACAAATAATACAATGCTGTATCCAACGCATTTAAAATCCGCATATGATGATGATATTAGCTATAGAATCTTCATAAGGGATTTGTTTTCAATGAAACACCAATCTTCTTGGGACCCGAATTATATACATGAAGTTGATGATGTTTCCATCGATGAATACGATTATGATGAAGATGCCGCCTCTCAACTTCTTGATTCAATCTACGCTGAAACTCATTCCATTCCCGTGTTCAATGAATTATATGTTCTAGCAGCAGCTACAATGATGTCGGAAGACACATCAATTGGACTTGCTGTTCTTTTTTCATATAATTTTGCTTATGTTTTTCATAATTGCATAATCAGTTACGTTATTAACAATGACACTGAATATTCTGGTTTTAAAGAGCTACAGTATTCACTTTCTAAGAAATAAATACTATTAGTATATATAATGGCATCTTCACGTAATAAAAACACTAGAGGGAACTATGAATGTGAAATAAACGAACAAGAGAGGTTTCGTAATCATACATTATACACTGGTTCTGTAGCTAACGACACAACTTGTTATCCAGGAGATGGGTTGCTCGGATGTAAGAACCCTAATTTGGTGTTGTTAAATAATTATGCTGATATTGAAACCGAATTATTTGGCATTGGTTCTACTAACTTTATTAACCCTAAACACGTCGAAAATCATACATTCCATCATTTCAAGGTTCTTGATATTCAGCAACGTAATAAGGTAATTCTTCCTGAACCATTACAAGTTAATAAGCACAACAGACCTAATTTTCACTAGTTTCTATTCTTTACCGAATGTTTTGACACAATATTCAAATTACCTTTCACATTTTTAAATGTCATGTTCTTTCGGTTTGGTTTTGTAATAATACATTCATTTTTATCTTTAAATAGTTCTGATATCAATTTAGATAACTCATCACTAGCCCCTTTTTTGCTTTCTGGTTTTGGTAATATTAAACCTTCATAATTATCAAACTTTATTTCTACATTATCACTCATTACAATATAAGTTCCATCATTATTAATCTTTAGGGGGAGATTTATATGTGCTATTATGTATTTTGTATTCATATACAATATGCATTTACAAATTTATTAATAGAAACGAATGTTATTCGATTATACAGTGTATGAAAAATCATACGTATTTTCGTAAACTGTTGTTTTAAATGATGCTTTGTAACCTTCAACGAATATCTCATCACCACTAAATAGTTCATCACAACCTCGCTCTTCTGTACATGAACGTCCTTTCTTTTTTAATGGTAATTTAGTATTCATGCTTCCTGTATTTGATATCGCATAGTACTGCATCTTGTTTCTATCCACACGACGACCCATCAAAGGTAAAATTAAAGGATACTTATCGGATTCATCTTTTGTTAAAATACCCACCTGTGAATAATTTGATATACTTCCACGAGTCCTTACTTGTAATGGCATTTCGTCTATACTGGAATTACTATAGTAATAGTTATTATCGGTTTTTAATGGGGGTAGTAGTAATTCGTTTGTCTTCTTACTTATATTATTTGTTATGTTTATTTTTTGCTTTGTATCGTTTTCGTTTTTATTCCTATACATTTCATTTAATAAATAAATAACCCATAGTAAAAGAATCACTATTAGTATTAGAATTATATTCATACTTTCACCATTTATAGACGTACCACCTTTTAATAGCATCGGAACTTTTTTTACCATTTATGTATTATGATAATACTTTATTCAATTATAAATACAGTTTTATCATATATATTGTAATAAGTATATTACAATACTTAATCTCTATTCCAGAAAACGAAGTTTTCTGGTGGTTTTTCTTTGCAAAACTACTCCCGATTGATGCACGCGTGCACCCAATGGTGCTCTTATTTTCACTTACAAGCATTTAATTGGGATGTGAAAGGTTAGAACTGTTGACGTTGTTGTTTATATTCGTTTATATTAGTATTTTTTCTGTTAGTTCAGTTTACATTCGGTAAAACAAGATAAAGAACTCAATCCATATTCTCACGGTTATATCGATTTATAAACAGATATAGATCAAATATTTTTTTGTTACGATACTATTTCTCCCATACTGCTCGAAAATCATCTCCGGCTTCACGAAATAGTTTATTTGGTTCTTCCATCAAATTGGGTATGGTTTGAGTCCAATCATTTTTAATTGCTTTAATTTGAGAATCAAATTCACATGTATAACAGAGTTTAATAACCCACTTGGGAAAATGAAAAAATTTATCTTTACTACACGTAAAATATTGTAAGTACGAATCTAGTTTTTCAATATACGTATGAATCATATCAACGAACGGTTGAAGGTCAAACCCAATAACATTCCTTACTATAAATATTGGTAAAACTATAATAATGTTGTATAAAGTACTTCCAATTAAATCAATAATGTACCATATCATGCAAGTTCGTATATTTTTGATAGTATTTATCCCACAATTACCTACAGTTCCTACTAAATCAAAAACGTCTTCAAATCCTTTCTTCAAACTTAAACCTATATTAACAAATTCCAATTTAATACCTTGGTCTACTTTTTTAAACGCGTCCGAAAAATGATTCACACGTTCGGGTATTTTTTCAAACTGAGTTTTAACTCTTTCGACGAAAGAAATTATCTTGTTTATTGGGTCCATAAAAGCATCTTTGACATCATTAATCGGTTTTTCAAGTTCGTCTTTAAGCTTTTTGAATGGTTTTTCAAATGCCCTTTTTATATCCCTCATTATGTCTAATCCTTCGATAACATTAGTAAAATTCTCTTTAACTGTGTATGGTTCGAATCCAAAGTCGTCACAGTCGTCAATATTAGCTCTAGGTCTGAATACTAGTTTTGACATTTCATTGTGAATTATAAATGCTCTATTTTTGTTCAAAAAAAGCTTTATTATAAACAATGTTAAAAAAATAATTACTAATGTGATTACGCCAAATTTATGCATGATTGATAAATCCATCATTTATATAATACTGTGCTATATATTACTGTATTATATTTATCACTTAAATAAGAGTCGTATTATTTATGGTAAAGATATTGTTTTACTCATACTTTTCACAATTTTATCAGCACTGCCCAATGAATCTTCTAAAGCGCCTATATTCCCCAAAATTTTATCTTGTAAAACTAACAGTTCCTTGTACTTATCCTGAACTAATTTCAAATCCTTGATATCTTTGACATTTTTTACATCCTTTACATCCTTTATGTCTTTTACGTCTTTTACGTCTTTTACTTCTTTTACGTCTTTTATGTCTTTTACGTCTTTTATGTCTTTTACGTCTTTCACTTCATTTACGTCATTTACTTCATTTACATCTTTTAAGGTTTCATCCATACTTGCTTCCATACCTTCGCTATACCTTATATTATTACCGTGTTTTATGATATTACTAGAAACTAATGCAATAGTTAAAATCACAACCATATTCTTGCTAAAAAACGATGTTATAACCCCTACAAGAACAAAAATAACTGGTGTATAATAGTCATTCGCAAGTCCGTAGGTTGCCATATTTATTACGGATAAAAACAATACGAAATAAAGAATGAATCTGTTTTGTAAAACGTTGATTTTAGTGTGGTTCATTTGTCTTAAAAGTGTTTTAAAACTCATTTATACTATAATGTCTCATATTTTTATCCGGGAACTACGATTAATTCACATAAAAGATATTCATTCACATAAAAGATATTCATTATTCACTAACATTATTAAGGCATTTAAACTATACAACTAATATGCTGTGAAACTAATCAATTGAAAGAAAACGTAATAAATACATTTTAAAATGGTATAAAAATAAATTCGCAATATACTTTAGTAATAATGGAAACAGCTTTAGACACAAACACAATAACTACTTTACAAACTCCTCCTTTTATCGAAGAATTACTAAAGCCAGACGATAATAGGTTCGTAATGTTCCCAATAAAGTATAATGATGTTTTTGCCTTATATAAAAAGTCGATAGATTGTTTTTGGAAGGTCGATGACGTTGATTTATCTAAAGACGTTTCAGATTGGAAAAATTTGAATGATGATGAGAGACATTTCATAAAAATGGTACTTGCATTTTTTAGTTCTAGTGATGGAATAGTTTGTGAAAATCTGTCATTACGATTTTCAAATGAGGTTCAAGTGTCTGAAGTGCGTTCATTTTATGCTTTCCAAAATTTCATGGAATCAATCCATTCAGAAATGTATAGTTTATTAATTGAGACGTATATAGATGATTGTGATGAAAAAAATGGTTTGTTACGTGCCACAAGTGAGTATCCTTGCATTCAGAGAAAAGCTAATTGGGCTAAGCATTATATTAATGATTATAGATGTTCATTTAGTACTCGTTTAATTGCATTTGCTATCATAGAGGGGATATTTTTCAGTTCTAGTTTTGCAGCAATATTTTGGATCAAACAGCGTAATATCCTTCCCGGTCTTTGTTTATCAAATGAATACATAAGTCGGGACGAAAGTTTACACGTAGATCATGCGGTTCTTCTATACAGTAAATTGAAAAGGCGTGTTTCAAAAAAGAAATTTATCGAAATCATGACTGAAGCGGTTGAAATTGAGATTGACTTTATTTGTAATGCGATTCCTTGCCGATTAATTGGTATGAACTCGGATCTGATGACTGAATATATTAAGTTTGTTTCTGACCGTTTATGTCTTCAATTAGGTTATGATAAGATTTATAACGCTGTAAATCCATTCACATTTATGGAGTTAATATCAATAGAGAAAAAAACAAACTTCTTCGAGCATAGGGTTTCTGAATACGCATTAGCTAATAAGACAAATGATAGCGATGTTTTTGATTTAGATTGTGCGTTTTAAGTGTAAAATCATCTCTTCTTCAAATGACAATTTTTGAAAAAGTAAAATCTTATCAAATTGTATTTGCATACATCTCTTATTATACTTATTTAAGACCAATATGTTAATCCCACTCAGCATAAATTTGACATCAACAACAATCCCACCAGTTTGTAGTAAGTTTGGTTTATTTTCATTTTTTTCTTTATTAATCCAACGTACTTGTTTACCTTTATGTAATAAATATACATCATCAACTAGACGGTATTGTTCTAGCTTTTTTTTAATTTCAGTTAAATTCTCAATTGTAATTAAATTTATTGTAAGTAGCGAACGATAAACGCATTCTTGAATGTCTATATTAATATAGTCATACTCATCTATTTTGACGTCCTTCAACAAATCCTCTACATCAAGAGTCCCATCGAAACTGATATTATGTGCTTTTATGTATTCTGAGATAGATTTCATATATGTTCTATATGATATATTTTTATCTTGTTTGTTGATTTATTATATTTGTATCACATATGTGTTAGAGAATAAACCGTTGATGATACGATTTTCATCATGAAAATCGTCAATTAATTAATACCATGTCATAAAATTGATTTATAGAATATACTATAAGTTATTAGAATATATACTATTATGCCGAGAACGATGGTTGATTATTCAAAATCTTGTGTGTATCGCATCGCTTGGAAAGATACAACCTATTATGTTGGTTCAACCACTAATTTTACAAATCGTAAATTCCAACATAAATATGCTGCTAAAGATGTGAAAAATGAATTTAAATTATACAGGTTTATTCGTGATAATGGAGGGTGGACGGATGAATGGTGTATGGTTCTAGTAAATGAATATCCTGATTGCAAAACTGTGAATGAATTACATCAGTATGAGCGTGATGCATATGATTTCTATAAGCCAGTGCTAAACATCTACAAACCAGCATTAAGAGAAATCGAAAAAAAATATGTAGGTGAGAAAGACGAAGAATCCGTTCATCAATGTATTCCTTGTGGATATTTATGTTGCAGTAGGTCTAATTTGGTAAAGCATTTTTCATCAAAAAAACATATTAACAAAATTCAAAACCCAGATGCTGTTGTAGAAGGAGAATTTAAATGTCCCAATTGTGTAAAAACGTATAAAGGTAATACGGGGTTATGGGCACACAAAAAGAAGTGTTATGCACCTGAACCAATAATTCCCATCGCTCATGAAGTGGATTTACACGCAAAAATAGATAAATTGGAGAAAGAAAATAATAACTTAAAAGAATTAATAATAGAGCTGGTGAAGAATATGCAACCTAAATAACATAAATTGTATCAGTATTCCAATCAGTTCAATATTTATATTATATTTATTTCGCAAAAAGACCACTTTCTTTGCTCATAAAGGTTTTAGATAAAAGGAGTAGTTATATATAAAAGAAGTAGTTATGACTCATAAAAAACATTTTTCTATTAATAATAGATTTTGAATATATGTATTCCAATCAGTTCAATATTTATATTATATTTATTTCGCAAAAAGACCACTTTCTTTATTCATAAAGGTTTTAGATAAAAGGAGTAGTTATATATAAAAAAAGTAGTTACGACTCATAAAAAACATTGTTTCCATTAATAATAGATTTTGAATATATGTATTCTTATTAGTTCAATAATTATATTATATTTATTTCGCAAAAAGACCACTTTCTTTATTCATAAAGGTTTTAGATAAAAGGAGTAGTTATATATAAAAAAAGTAGTTACGACGACTATAGTATAAAGATAAAATATGATAGTTATATACCAGTATAATGAATAATAATTGCAGTAAAACTCATTGTTGTATCCCTTGTGGATATTTATGTAACAGAAGATCTAACTTATTAAAACACTTTTCGTCAAAAAAACACATTGAAAGAATCCAAAATCCAGATGTTGTTGTAGAAGGAGAATATAAATGTAAAAATTGTGTAAAGACGTATAAAAGTAATCAGGGTTTATGGTTTCATAAAAAAATTTGTAAAGCACCAGAACCAGTAATTCTGACAGTTCCCAATATAATCCCTGAAACAGATTTACACGCCAAGATAGACAATTTAGAACGAATAATAGTGGAGATGGCAAAAAACCAACAACCGACAACAATAAATAATCATATTAACAGTAGTAACAATAATTATATCAGCATATTTTTGAATGATAAATGTCATAATGCTTACGATATAAAAAAGTTCATTGCAGGTATAGATTTTTCGAAAGAAAACTTTGATAGATTAATCCGGGACTATGTAGGCGGCAATGCTGAAATAATAACAAAGAATTACAATAGTTTACCAGAATACGAACGTCCTGTTTATGTATTTAATGGAGAAGACGAACATCAGAAAGTAGCACATATTCAATATGACAATAAGTGGGTAGTAGAGCGCGAATTAGGATGGGAAAAACAAGTAAGAAGAGAATATAATGAAGAAACCGATGAACCCATACCAAACAGTATGTATTCGTTGATTCGTCTGTTTGATAAGAAAAAGATGGAGTATTTTGATGAGAATTACAGACAAAGTCACTTGTATTTAAGTCAAAGAAAATTCAATAAGGATTGTTTGGATGATGGGAAACAGTTGGAATTAATAAACAAGATAATTGACACTGTATCAATAGAACCTGAATAATCTATATTCAGAAACCACAGATAAAACTAAACAACTCCAGGTTTAATATTATTTAATAGGTTTATCTTGTTTATCTTGTTTATTTTAAGTGATACAAATATTTAAAATCATCAAAATAAGCCATATTTCTATATAATCATTGTACAACACAAAATATTAATTATTATAACATAAAGATACCTATTTTATGATTATTATATGAACATTCAATATTATCTTATTCATGGTGGTGACCCAAAGAGAAAACAAAAGATGGAATGTGAATTCGAAAAATGGTCTTTCGATTCTACTAAAATAAAATGGGTTACACATCCTAATAAAGACGAATTGACAAAAGAGTTCATTGATAAAGTTGTACAACAAGATTCAAATAAATTCCTTAATAGAAAAGGTGCTATTTCTTGCTCTTATAAGCATTTTTTATGTTTAAATGACATCGTTGAAAACAAATACGATTATGGAGTCATCATTGAAGATAATGTATATTTCACAGATGATTTTCCACATAATGTACCATTATACATCACACAATTAGACAATGTCTATGGGAAATGGGATATTCTATTTAATCATTATAACAACGAATGGGGCAAATATGATTATGAAAAATTAATACCTGGACTATTTGTTTATCCAAAATCAAATGAAATTAATGTGCGATGTGATGGTGGGACGAAATCTGCGAATTGCTATCTTTTAACTTACGACTGCGCAAAAAAGTTATACGAAAATTTTCTTCCATTTAACAATCCTCCTGACGCATATTACAATACACTTTTTAGAAAATATAATATCAAGAGTTTTTGGGTTGAACCGAGCTATGTCCATTTCGAGGATAACCATATTTCTACAACACAGAATTAAATACTACATTGCGTTTATAATAAACGCGAACTCATTCTATCTATGACAAAGTGGGTATTGACAAAGTAGGCACTATTATTGACAAAGTGGGTACTATCATTGACAAAGTGGGTATTGACAAAGTAGGCACTATTATTGACAAAGTGGGTACTATCATTGACAAAGTGGGTATTGACAAAGTGGGTATTATTATTGACAAAGTGGGTACTATTATTGACAAAGTGGGCACTATTATTGACAAAGTGGGTACTATTATTGACAAAGTGGGCACTATTATTGACAAAGTGGGTACTATTATTGACAAAGTGGGCACTATTATTGACAAAGTGGGCACTATTATTGAC